TCATGAGAACATAGCACTAGCCAGTGCACCACTGTGTTGTCCCTTCTCTATTCATTACTCGACTGTGAATTACATGTGTATACTATTAGTGTCGCTACAGATAGCAACAAATAAATAGCAATAATATTCAGTTTGTGTCAGTAATTACAGAAAATAATATTAATTCTAGTAAAGAATAAGACTCATCCAGGTATCATGCGACTCATGAGACCCCATTGGGGGTACTGGCGTCCAGGCTATGACGCTATATGCCTTCACAAATTTATGTTAAAATTTAAAGAGGCAATGAGTGCTCATGTTCGGATATAAAGTCTAAATACTGGTAATATAACAGTATATTACAGTTATTACTGTTCAATACTGTATACATACGGTCTATATTGAGGTATTTTAAAGCTATAGGAGTCTTATTAGTATAAGAAGGTACAACGAAAGACATTATATTATAATAAAAAACTAGGCTCTAATGGTTTGTCTTGAGTCCAATATCTGTCACCTTTAGGAGTATCTAGTTTAGTTTGTTTAACGGTAAAGTCAGATCTAAGGTTAGATGGTACAAACTGAGGGTAATCTTGCAGTTCTTCTGGATATTTAACTTCAGTCCACTTATCTTTAGGCAATAGTTGCTTTAGAAGCCCCCAAAGGCTATTCATATAGCGTATATGGCTATTATAGAAGGGAATATAGTCAGGATAGAGATCCTGTAACCATTTAACACGTTTCATAGACTGAATTATCTCATTCTTATCACGTTTAACTCCTACCCAGTGAATATCTGGTATAAGATGATGTATAAAATGGAAGTAATATAAAGCTGTAGGAGATTGAATTACAAGCTTATCTCTACCTGAATCCATCAAAGTTTTAAGATTTAGGATACCTTCTTGAGAAGGTTCCCACTTATCATCTTCAATTATTAAATGTTGTTTAGTTTCAGCTAAGATGTGGGAGGTTATAGTAGTACCGCTACGTTGACAGCCAGTTACTATTATAGTCATAGAGGTAATTCTAACTGCATCTCTGGTATATAGAAGGTATCTGGCTTATTCTTGCGGATCTGGCAGACATAGGTGGTCTTATCAGGTCTCTGATAGGTCATATCTGATTCGTGACTGTTTAACAGTAACATACTGATAATACGGTCTCCTTTATTAATCATAGTTAGTGTAGGTGTTATAGGGATATCAAATGATGATATCATGATAAAGAGAGGGAATTGTTGGTCGATAGATCAACGGATTCCCTCCTTGAGGGGCTGGGTCCACCCTTCCCTTCCCCTGTATACGCCAGTGGTTGCGTTAAACCCAGGTAGGGACTGGAGAGTCTCCATCCAACCCATTAGCTTGGTCTCTTTGTTCTTTATTCATACCTAAAACTAGGTGATCTGCGGACCTATGAGGCGATGTAAGGAAGTCATCTAACATAGAGTTCCATTCATCACGTTTACGCTGCTTGATGGTGTCGTGAGCGTTGATAGACATCGCATCTGTATAGTACTTCACTCCCTGTGCTAGGCAGTCTAGTCTATCATCATGCTTAACAGCTCCTTTCTCTCGACACATCCTACTCATTTGGTAGAATAACATGTAGAGTAGTCGTAGTTCTGGTGCTTCGTTCTTGTTTGACTTATAGTCCCACTCGATAACACCTCTATCGACAACCAGACGATGCTGGTTAAGGATAGGCTCAAGAGCATCAATGATACGGTCTTCTTTCCGTACGTTTGCTCTAACTTCTTCAACATCTATCGCTAGTCCTGTTTGTTGTAAGTGTTTCTTGAATAGTTCACACACGATACCATCACCAAAGTTTGTCTCAATAACTAACTTAGTAACCTTATACTTCCTACACCCTCTTAGAATGTTAAGTAGTGTATCGTCACTGTAACCGTCTCTATAGGCTCTCATTTCATGGAGGTATAGGAAACCATTCTTTTGACTAATGAAGGCTGCTGCAGTCTCATCTGTACCCCTTCCAGAGGGGTCTACGGAACATATAGTCTCTGTGTAATCAGTCCACTCTCCATTGAGTTGCATTGGGGAGTAGAAATAGTCTCCTGGTAAACCGACGGTTGGGAGGTCTTTGATAACATTTGATGGATCTGAACACCATATAACACTATCAGGAGCAGTTGTAGGATTGACGCTAGTAACCACAAGGTCAGCCATTTTAAGAGGGAACTTCTCTGCATCTGATAGGGAGGTATCGAGTTGGAATTGAAGCATATAGTTAGAACGACCCATAGCTGCTTCACGTTCTATTAGGTCGTCATCTGCGAATCGGTCTGGGTCTGTAACAGCCCATTCCTCAACACCAGCTTCGAGATCTTCTTGGATCTGAGGAGCTAGTAGTCCTTCGTACTGAGAGAGTTTGTCTTTTCTTGGGTATCGGCTGGGCCAAACGAACGGACGGTAGTTACGCTCTGCCAACTTACGATAAACAGTAAAAGTAGTCTGAGGAGTCCCGAGATACATAATACGGCTATCACGTTTCGGCGTGAGGATGGATTCTGCTTCAGTACAGAGTTGTAAAAGTTTTTCACGCATTAACTCGGTCATGGAGTTTCCAGGCACCTCTATGTCGTCCAAGATCATTAAATCTGCACGACTTCCTGTTAGCTGTCCAGTTATGCCCACCGACTTTACGCTTGGGGCTTGGTGAGGAGAACAGTTTACGTCGAAGCTGATGCGACTCCAACGAGAATCGTCTGATTTCGGTTGTAGATGACTGAGCCATGGAGTTTCAATAATTAGTTTTTGTAGGAAGATTGACATGTTATCTGCACGTTCTTTAGATGCAGATATGATCATTATTTTTCGTTCTGGGTCATTAAAGAGTGTCCATAACACAAAAGCACCAGTAATCCAAGATTTACCAACACCTCTAAAGGCTTGGATCTGTAATCTTTTTGGTCCATGTTGTAAGTAGTCTGCGATAGAGTACTGTGCTCTTGTAGGAGATGGAAGGTCTAGTTGTTCCCACAGAGCTTGTAGGAACAGCTTAAAGTCGTCTTTTAAGGCTAATAGTACATTATTCATCTATTATTTTCTGGAAACAATAATTCCATTTGTTCTAAAAATTCAGGATTATTAAGATACCCTTGTGGATTAACTACTTGTTTATAAGATTCAGTGAGAAGTTTATCTTGTTCTTTGATCTCTATACCTAATCTTTGATCTTCTATATTTCCTATTTTATTTAATATAGGTTCAACAATAGCATCTCCAGAACCAGGAGCAAGTTGATTAGCAAGACCTTTAATAGAAAAGTTACGAAGCTGTCGTATTGGTTTATTAGCTTCTCTACTTATATCATCTTCATTTCTAGGTATACTATTTAAACCCTCAAGAGGATTAGTAATCCATTGGTGTTTAGGTGGAGAATCTGGTTCATGAATTTCTAATTGTTCATACTTATCATAGTGCTTATCATATCCAATTTTAAGATCTGATATATTCTGAAGATCTCTATCTATTAAATCTCCTTCTTCAGAATCATAATTTATAAAAGCATCTCTAATAGATAATGGATTATTTCTTCTTTCTTCTAGTTGAGCAAAAGCATCAGCTTCTATTTCAAATTCATCTTTTCTAACATAGTTACCAAATTGACCTAAATCCCATCCAGCATCATCTCTTAAAGAAATGTCTCTAGTATCATTTGGGTTTAAACCTCTAGATTTAGTAATTAAATCAGCATACTCTGTTTGATTTAGAGTGATAGTACTGGAATCTTCTTCAGCGTCTCCTAGTATTTGATTAAGCCTTTCTCTACGTTTAAATACTTTATTTACAGGATCTCCTCTATGTAAAGCTATAATATCATCAGGATTAATTTCTTCTAATTTACCTAAAGAACTGATTTGACCCTGAGTTTGTAAATCCCAAGTATAAAATAGTTCTTCCCAATCTTTAGGTAAACCAGCTTCTTCCATTACATCGTTTTGAAGTAACTTTTTATTACCTCTTTTTTGATTAAGATACCAGTTTTCTAAAAAATTTAAACCACTCCCAGGTTTATCAGAAGTTGAATAAGGAGAATACTCTCTCAGATGACTAAGATTTAAAGATTGCCTTCTTTGACCTTTAGATTTAATTGGTTTTTGAATACCTGCGTCTTCAAATACATCAGCTAATAGACTATATTCTTTTTGTGTTAATTTATTTTCTCTAACATGAGATTTAAACCATTTAGCAAATTCATTATATCTTCTAACAGCATCTCTATTAGACATACCTGTTTGTCTTAATCTAGCTGTAACAGCTGTTTTTAATTCAGCTGGTATTTTAAATCTTGACATGCTTACCTCCTCTTCGCTCCACCTCTAGCTCTGTTAGCCTTACGGCTCTCTGCTTTGTACGAACCGTCTGGTTGTTTAGAAGCATCTACACTAGAGGATCTAATCTTTAAACTTGCTCTTGCTTTAGAGTGTGCTCTCTTATATGATTTGGTGTGCTCATACTTACCACCCTTGCCATTGTCTGCAGAGTGTTTAGCCCTAGAGCTTGCATTCTTTCGATAATGTCGGGCTGTCTTACCTAGTTGTTCTGCCATAGAGTCTTTGTTGTACGAGTTCTGGGTCTACTTTAGGTATAATTGAAGCTAACTTATCCAAAGGTGTACCGTCGAAGGCAATACCAGTAATATCGTTAGTCTTAAGCCAATCACACGCTGCTTTTAAATCTTGGGTAGTAGCCTCGCCACTACGAACCCTCTTAAGGAATTCTTCAGTGACGAGGTTATGAAGTTCATTAAACTTCTCTTCTTTGGCTTTAGCCATTCTTCTTCTCTGCTTTTTTCTTAGCTTCTTGTCTTTCTCTTATTGATTTGGTTGTTGAACCATCCTCATTGTAAGTTGTAGCCATTAGCTTAATAGTTTCTTTTTAACAATTTCGAGAGCCTGGTCATCTAATTTATTGTCAGTTCTAGCAACGTATGCTTCTAGTAGATCTACT